TGAGGATTGGATGGATCACCTCGTCGCCCTACGCTGGCCCCTTCTCGTTACCACCTCGATCAACAACAATCCCGAACCTGACGAACGGCGCACCTTCACCCGCTACCTCGGCACCGTGTCGGATCTGGTCAACGGCAGGGTGCTCAACACCGACCTCGCCGACTACCTCACCCAACACCCCGAATGGGGGAGTGGTACCTGATGTTCGCCCTCGCTGCCGCAGTAGTAGCCATCCTCGCCATCCTCACCGACATATCCAGGGCCGACCTGCTCTGGTGGTGGCTGGGCTTCATCGCCCTACAGTTCGCTTTCGGATGGGGGCTACCCTTCGCAGGCCCATCATGGGGACGCAAGCAGTGACCCTCGCCAAGACGGCAGCTCGTGGCTACGGCGAAGCACATAAGGCAGAACGTAGGCGTTGGGTATCTACCGTGGCAGCAGGTCAAGCTATCTGCTGGCGATGCGGTGAGTGGATACGACCAGGCACACCGTGGGAACTAGGTCACGACGACCACGACCGCAGCATCTACCGAGGCCCCGAACACAGACGATGCAACCGCAAAGCTGGTGCGATCAAAGGCAATAAGAGCCCGCTTAGACCGCGACGACGCGTTGCGATCACGGCCAACCGTTGGTGAGGGACAATGGACTTCAGCATGGTCACCGTGAACTGTGCCGCAGAGGACTGCGACGTCACGTTCAAGGTCGCCGGCTTCGACTGGTCAGACGACTACACCGTCTACTGCCATCGGCACGCCAAGGCGCTCATCACTAACAAGGGCTGACGTGCGGCGGTTCCTCACTCGCCCCCGATTCAGTTGGGTCGACGCGCTGATCATCGCCGTATTCGCTGCGTTTCTGCACGAACTCATCGTGATCATTTTTTAGCCAGCGGATCCACGACTCCCGTCATAGTCGCGTTTCTCTCTCCCCGATAAGCGGACTGGGGGTTCCGGATGCCTGCCGCTCGCCGGGTGACCCGGATCCGTGGATCACTGCAGGAGGCGGTCGAGCTCGCGGTCGCTGAAATGTCGTGGCTGAGGCCATCTGATCAGGCGATGGTGGCCCTGGCCGTGAAATATGCGTCTGAGATCGACAAAGCCGGCGACGATCAGCGGGCGATTGGGTACATCGGGCAGATGTTGGTCGGTGTGTTGCGGTCGTTGGGTGGAGCACCGGCTGAGCGGAAGGCCCTAGACGCCGAAGGGGCCGTTCGTGGAAAGCTTGCTGAGCTCCGTAAGGCTCGGGAGCGCCGTCCCCCGGTTGTGGACTCGTCCACTGAGGGAGTTGACACCTGAAACATCGCTGGGTTTCGAGGTTTGTGACTTCGCCCGTGATGTTCTGGGGATTGAGCTGCTTCCGTGGCAGGAATGGTTGTTCATCCATGGTTTGGAGCTGAAATCGGACGGTTCATATCGGTTCCGGACGGTCCTGGTCCTTGTCGCGAGGCAGAACGGTAAGACGACGGCGCTGATGGTGTTGGCGTTGTGGCGGTTGGTGATGGACGAGGCCCGGTTGGTGTTGGGCACGTCGACGAACTTGGACTATGCCCGCGAGTCGTGGTTGAAGGCGACGGAGCTGGCGTGGGGTCCGGCCGGCTCTTCGGGGTTCGCTGGCGTTCCGGAGCTTGATGGCGAGTTCACGATCCCGCGGTACGCGAATGGTGAGCAGACGTTGTCGACGATGGACGGTGCCCGCTACAAGATCGGCACGGCGACGCGGCGTGGCGGTCGTTCGCTGGCGGTGGATTTGCTGATCCTGGATGAGCTGCGTGAACACCGGACCTGGGATGCGTGGTCCGCGAGCTCGAAGACGACGAACGCTCGGCCGCGGGGGCAGCGGTGGGCGTTGTCGAACATGGGCGACGACGGCTCGGTCGTGCTCAACCATTTGCAGGCTCAAGCGTTGCGGACGCTCGAGACGGGCGAGGGCGACGACTCGCTCGCCATCTTCGAGTGGTCGGCGCCTGATGGTTGTGACCCGGCGGACCGGTCGGTGTGGCCGCTGGCGAATCCGGCGTTGGGGCACACGATCCTCGAGGAGACCTTGGCTGCTGATCTGGCTACGGACCCGCCGGATGTGTTCCTGACCGAAGTGTTGTGTCGGCGGGTCGCGAATTTGGCGCCGAAGCCGATCGACCCGGGTCTGTGGGCCACCTTGGCGCGGAAACGCCGCCCGAAGCTAGTCGGTGATCCGGTGTTCTGCCTGGACGTGACCCCGAGCCTGCACATGGCGAGCATCGCTGGGGCGCAGATGACCGCGCGGGGGCTGCCGTACCTGGACTTGTCCGATCATCGTGAGGGCACCGAGTGGTTGGTGCCTCGGGTGATCAAGCTAAAGAACGATTACCCGGACGCGAAGTTCTACGCCCTGGCGACGGGCGCGATCGCCGGTACCACCTTGTCGGCGCTGATCAAGGCGGGGATCGAGCCGGAGATGCTGTCGGCCACCGACATGGGCAAAGCGTGCGTGCATCTGCAGAAGATCACCGGTGAGCGGAAGCTGGTTCATTCCGGGCTCGCCAAGTTCGAGGATGCGCTGAACGGGGCGGTGGCCCGGCCGATCGGTGAGGGTCTGTGGATTTGGGGTTGGCGGAAGTCCACCGCCGACCTGTCGCCGATCGCTGCTGCTACCGGCGCGCTGTGGGGTCTGGCTCAGCAGGTCGACTATGACGTTCTCGATTCGGTGGCGTAGGGGAGGTTGAGTGTGAGGCTCCCCTGGCAGCGGCGGAAGGTTGAGCAGCGGCAGATCCAGTGGCCGTTCGACGTTGGTCCTCCGACGTACGCCTTGACGGACGGCACGGCCGAGACGGCGCTGGCCCTGTCGGCGGTGTATTCGTGTGTGCGGTTGCTGGCTGAGTCGGTGGCCGCGCTGCCGCTGTGCGTATACCGGGACACCGGCAGCCGCCGGGTGCGGGTGACATCGTCGTCGCTGTTCGACCAGCCGGCCGCGTATGGGACGCCGTTCGACTGGATCTATCAGTTGATGACGTCGCTGTTGACCTATGGTAACGCGTATGGTTTGGTGACTTCGCGGGATGGTTTCGGGTTTCCGACGAACATCGAGTGGCTTCGCACCGAGTTCGTGTCGGTTCAGGAGGATCCGGGCTATAACCCGATGCTCGCGAAATGGTTCTATCTGGGGCGGGAGCTGAACCGGGAGGACCTGGTTCACGTACGGGCGTTCACGCTGCCGGGGCGGATCTTGGGCCTGTCGCCGATTAAGCAGTTCGCGTCGACGATCGCGTCGGGCCTGGCGTCGTTGCAGTACGGCAACGACTGGTTCGCGAATGGTGGGGTGCCACCGGCCACGTTCAAGAACAGCCAGCGGACCGTGGACCCGAAGGCTTCGGCTGAGATCACGCAGCGGCTGACCGCGGCGATCCGGTCCCGGCAGCCGCTGGTTCACGGCAACGACTGGGATTTCAAGGCGATGACGGTCCCCCCGGACGAGGTGCAGTTCCTGGGGAGCATGAAACTCAACGCCACCCAGATCGCGGCGATCTACGACGTGCCACCGGAGCGGGCCGGTGGGGAGCCGGGCGGGTCGCTGACGTACGCGACGCAGGAGCAGGACCAGATTCGGCTGGCGGTCACCACGGGCAAATGGTGCACCCGCCTCGAGCACGCGTTCTATGGCCTGCTGCCGGAGCGGCAGTACACCCGGTTCAACGTGGACGCGATGATCCGCACCGACACGAAGACCCGCCACGAGGTGTTCAAGCTGGACCGCGACATGGGCCTCAAGTCGATCGACGAGCTCCGCGAGATCGACGACTTGGAGCCGCTGCCCAACGGTGAGGGCGCCGACTATTCGCCGCTCGCGGTAACCGTCGCTGAAGCGTCCGCGGCTGCTAAGCCCGCGCCGGCCGACCCGGCGCAACCTTCTCCGATTCGAGCGATCTCGTGACCAATGTCCCGCGAAAGGCAGTCCGATGACATCTTCGGCTGAGCGCCGCTACACCCCGGTTCCGGTCGAGGCCCGCGGCGACGGCAAGGCCATGAAGATCGGCGGCTACGCTGCGATCTTCAACAGTATGAGCCGGAACCTCGGCGGGTTCGTGGAGGTCGTCAGCCCGGCGTTTTTCAACCGGTCCCGCGGCGACGGCTGGCCCGAGGTGATGGCCCGCTACAACCACGACGACAACATGCTGCTGGGCACCACCGGCGGCGGCACGCTGACGTTGCGCATCGACGAGACGGGCCTCGACTACCAGATCGACCTGCCGGAATCCCGCGCCGACATCGGTGAGTTGGTGTCCCGCGGCGATGTCCGCAAGTCGTCGTTCGCGTTCCGGGTGTTCAAGGGCGGCGACGAATGGTCGGTCACCGACCAGGGGTATCCGCTGCGGACGCTGCTGTCGGGGCAGCTGGTGGATGTGGCGCCGGTGAACGTCCCGGCCTACCTGGATACCACCGCCGGGCTGCGGTCCTTGGCCGAGAAGTTCGAGGCCGAGTACGAGGAAGTGCGTTCGATGGCCGCGGCCGACGAGCTGCGCAAGTTCTTTGTCCGCACCGACGGCCCGGCAGCGCCGGCGAAGAAAATCTCCCATGTTCAGGCCCGCGCGATGCTCGCCAACCGTATCGCCGACTGATTTTCCTGTTAGACCGCGAGCCTTACGGCTAGGGCGACACCCGACGTGAGTAAGCGGAGCATGACCGTTCGGCGGGGCTAGGGCGCCACCCGACCCGCAAACCCCCTTCATCCCTATGACCCGAAAGGGGATTTCGGCATGTCCGAAGTCGCTAAGCGGCTGCGGGACCGGCGCCTGAACCTCGTCAACGAGATGCGTGCACTGGTCGACAAGGCCACCGAAGAGAACCGGGATTTCACCGGTGAAGAGACCGGCCGCCTGGCGGCCATCGATGAGGAGATCGGCCGGCTCGATGAGCGCATCAAGGGTGTGCTCGACCAGGAGCAGCGGGCGAAGGACGCTGATGACGCGTTCGACAACCTCCTCGGCAAGCCGTCCACCGGCCCTGCCGGCGGTGACGGGCAGCCGGACACCGGTTCGGAGCTACGCAAGTTCTTCGCCGGGGGTATGGGCCGCTCCTACGAGGTGCCCCGCCCGAAGAATTCCCTCGAGTTCCGTGTCCTGTCCAAGCTGACCGCTGCGGCCGGCCTGAACACCGTCCCGACCTCCTTCTATGATCGTTTGATCGCGCACCTGATCGAGGTGTCGGGTGTGCTGCAGGCCCAGCCGACGGTGCTGAACACCGCTTCGGGTGAGTCGCTGCAGATCCCGAAGACCACCGCACATTCCAGTGCGGCGATCGTGACTGAAGGTGGCACCATCGCCACCTCTGAGCCGACGTTCGGTCAGGTCACCCTGTCGTCGTTCAAGTACGGCGACCTGATGCAGGTTTCCCGTGAGCTCGTCACCGACACCGGGGTCGACCTCGAGGGCTATCTGGCGATGCAGGTCGGTCGGGCGCTCGGCAACGTCCTCGGCGGTCACCTGATCACCGGCACCGGCACCACGCAGCCGCGCGGGGTCGTCACCGACGCCACGTCGGGTGTGACCTTCGCGACCGTGGCCGGTGGCGCGGCGGTGATCGGCGCGCCGATCGCGGACAACCTGATCGACCTGATGTTCTCCGTCATCGCCCCGTACCGCGCTTCGGCGTCGGCCTACTGGGTGATGCGGGACGCCACCCTCGCGGCTGTGCGGAAGCTGAAGGACACTACGGGGCAGTACCTGTGGCAGCCGTCGCTTCAGCTCGGCGTGCCGGACATGCTGCTCGGCAAGCCGGTTGTGACGGACCCGTTCGTCGCGGCGATCGGCTCAGCCGCGAAGTCGATCATCTTCGGCGACTTCTCGCAGTACTTCGTCCGGTTCGTTGGTTCGCTGCGGTTCGAGCGGTCCGACGACTTCGCGTTCTCCACGGACCTGATCACCTATCGGTGTCTGCTCCGCGCGGACGCGGCGCTCGTGGACCTGACCGGCGCCATCAAATTCGGCACCGGTAACACCGTCTGAGTTGATCGTCTACGCCGGACCCTCGCCCGTCGGGGGTTCGGCGTGATCATCCGAGAGGAAAACCCATGAAGATCCGCATGCTCGCGGACATGTCCGGCACCAAAGACGGCAAGGAATGGCCCAAGCGTGGCGAGGTCGCCGACTTCGACGCCGAGGAAGCCGCCGAGCTGATCGCCTCTGGGATCGCCGCGAAGGCCGGCGACAAGGAAGCGGAGGCCGAGGTGGCGGCGCAGGTCGAGGCGTCAGCGCCGGTTGAGGCCGCCGCGGTCAGCACCGAGCCGCTCAAGAAGGACTCAGGTCCGGTCAAGAAGTCATGACCCAACCGTTCGAGGTTGCGATCTCGGCGGTTGTCGAGGCATCGGTCACGCATGTCGCCCCGTGCGTGGCCGAGTGCCCTGTCTGCTACCCGCCCGAGGAGAGTGAGGACTGATGCGCCGAAAGCTGGCCGTGCTGGGCGTCGTGGCTGGAATCCTCCTTATCGGTGGCGTCGCCTATGCCTCGATTCCAGGCCCGACCGGTGTAATCAATGGGTGCCGTAAGATTTCCAACCCGGCTCAGGGCGCGCTGATTGTGATCGATTCAGCGGCGAATTGCCCGTCTGGATATGCAGCGCTGGATTGGAATCAGACCGGACCGCAGGGACCCGCCGGTGTCGATGGCGCTAATGGGGTCTCGGGTTACGAAGTGGTCTCGAACTCTTTCACTGTGGAGATCGGCGCGACAGCTGCTGACTCCTCTGTTGAAGTCTTCTGCTCGACGGGCAAGAAGGCCCTCGGTGGGGGTGGGGTTGCACCTTCCGATCAGGACGCTTCGGTTGTATGGGTCCTGTCGCGTAGCTATCCGATTCTCGACGCGGGCGCCGCAATCGGCTGGCGGGTGCAAGTGCATCGATTCGGCCCTGTACCAACGACGCTCGGAAGTGTGACCGGCTACGCGATCTGTGCCGCGGTGAGTTGAGGAGATCAAATGGCAATTGGGCTGAGCGCTGTTAATATGGCGAACGCGATCCTGAATATCTACCGTGGCACGACCTTTACAGGTATAGCGACCCCGTTTATTGCGATCCACATCGGTGACCCTGGTTCGGCTGGTACGGCTAACAACAGTGCAGGCGACGCGACCCGTAAGGCGATCGTCTGGGCTGCGCCATCGGCCGGCAGCATGGCGCTGTCGACGCTGTCGGCGTGGACGAACGGCGGCACCTCCGAAACGATCACCCATGTGTCGTTGTGGTCGGCATCGTCGGCGGGCACGTTCTATCAGTCGTTCGCGCTGACCGCGTCGCAGGCGTGGGTGTCCACTAACACGCTGACGATCACAACGTTTACGATCAACTACACGCCGATCGCGGTCTGACATGTCCGCTGGTGGGTGGCTGGAATGTCTGACTTCCGCGAAGGTCGCGGGTCCGTCGCTGTCGACGTTCACGACCGCGGTCACGGCGATCCCGTCGCCGGCGCGGCATACGATCCCTGCCGATGAGTGGGATGAAGGCGACCAGATCCTCATCATGGCGACTGGCCGAGTATCGAACGTGGTCACCGCTCAGCCGACGTACACGTTTCAGTTCATGCTCGGCACGGTGGCGACTCCGATCATCGCAGCCACGACTGGTGCAGTACTGACGTCCACGACGGCGCATACGACGGTGCCGTGGATGCTGTCCTGGCAGATGACTGTCCGTGCGATCGGATCGGGTACGGCGGGGAACCTGATGCATCAAGCGAGCATCGGCTCCCGAGCGTTCATCGACGCAGGTGCGAGCGCTGACATCACTACGACCGGGCATCCGTTCCTGCTCGCCCCCGAAACGACGCCGGCGGTCGGCACTGGCTTCGACACGAACATCGCGAACGTCGCCGACTTCTTCATTGCCTGTAGTGCCAGCTCCGCGTCGAACCTGATCCAGGTCGAGCAGTACGCCCTCTATAAGACCGTCCGACTGTAGGGAGGATCCCCTTCGGAAGGGCGGTAGCCCATGACGACCCCAGCGGATGTCACCGGGCTCCGGTTGTGGCTGAAAGCCGACGCGATCACCGGCCTAGCCGACGGTGCCGCCGTCGGCACGTGGTCCGACTCGAGTGGGCTCGGCAACGACGCCACCGAGGGCACCGGAGGTTTCCAGCCGACCTACCAGACCAACGAAGTCACCGGTCTGCCGTGTGTCCGGTTCGATGGCACCGACGACCGGCTGAGCATCGTCCCCGCGAACATGTTGGCCGCGTCGAACAACGCGGCCGGGTTCACCGCGTTCGCCTACGTCAACTTGTCGACCGCCAGCTTTGCCAGCCGGGACATTTACTCGATCTCTAACGGCGTCGACGGGACCGCTGTCCGGATCAAGTTCGGGCAGCGGGCGGCCACCCTCGGCGAATGGTCGATGTCCGGCCGCCGGCTCGATGCCGACGTGGCGCAGAACCTGGTCGGTAACCAGACCCAAACCGGCTGGCAACTGATCACCGTCGTCTCGGACTGGGCCAACGACGACGCGTTTATCTACCGGGACGGGAACCTGGAGGCGTCCACTACTACCTGGCTGACGGCGGGGAACACGTCGGCGACGAACGCGCTGGCCGCCCGGGTCGGCTGCGCCCCGTCAGGCGGGTCCGAGTTCTGGATCGGCGACATCGCCGAGCTCGTCGTCTACGACAACGCCGTCTCCACCACCGACCGACTCAACCTGTGGGCCTACTTCCAAGCCAAATATGCCCCCCCCATAGGGAGACGCGTCCACCGTGGACCCGGCCACCGCCGGGGCCCGCTCGGGCGGATGGATCTCCTCCGCGCCTACCATCACCGTCACCGCTCCACCGGGATCACCGTCGTCTCCGGCGCTCTTATCGGTGATGTCTCGGCCACGGTCACCGAAACTGACACGGTCTCTGCGTTCGTCGACCGGCCTGCTGCCGTTTCGGCGCCGGTTACTTGTGGGTCGACGGTCACCGCTGTCGTCGGAACCATCGGTGCGGTCACTTCGACGGTCACGGCCGGATCTACCGTCACCGCGGTCGTCGGGACCATCGGCGCGGTGACCGCGACGGTCACCGAAACCGACACCGTCACAGGGTCGGTTAGCGGCGGGGCACTCACCGGCTCAGTTACTGCCACGGTCACCTGTGGGGGCACCGTCTCCGCGGCCGTGGCCGCCACAGGGGCCATAACAGCGACCGTCACGTGCGGTTCCACGGTCACGGCGGTCGTGACCCGTGTGGGGGCTGTCAGCGCCACCGTCACCTGCGGGTCCACAGTCTCCGGGCTGGTCGCCGCAACCGGTGCAGTGTCCGCCACGGTCACCGTCGGCAGCACCGTAACCGCGGTTGTCGGGAAGATCGGGACCGTCACTGCGACGGTCGTGTGCGGGTCGACGGTCACTGGCTCCACCGTCGCCGGCGTCATCGGCACCGTCAACGTCACGGTCACGGCCGGGTCCACGGTCACGGCCCTCGTCGCCGCAACCGGTGCGGTCACCTCGACCATCACGGCTGGGTCGACGGTCACAGGCGTCGTCGCCCGCATCGCCGTGGTTACCGCAACAATCACGGCAGGCTCGACTGTCACCGCTGTCGGGTCGGGGCTCACCCCGAAAGCCGCCCTCATCGAACCCGGCACTCGGACATTCGCAGGTATCGCGCCTGGGATAAGGGCCGGGGCGGACACCGAACCTGGCGCTCGGACAGCCGCCGCAATCGTGATGGGGGTCAAGGCGGGCGCACAAGTCGAACCCGGCAGCCGAGCAGGTCCCAACATCGAGGGTGGTGTCTGATGCCGGTCGACCTCGGCGACTCCGTCACCCGCTCCATCAACCTCACCAACACGGCCGGCCTACCGGTGGCGGCGGACTCCACCCCCACCTACGCGGTGACGAAACCTGACGGTACCGCCGGCACGGCACCGTCCGTCCAAACGGGAGTAACCGGCGAATATTACGTCGTCTACCCCACCGCCACCCTCATCGCCGGGCTTTATCGGGAACTGTGGACCGCGGTCGTCGGCGGGGTCACCATCACCCTGCCCCGCGTCTTCGTCGTCGAAGATCCGCTCAATCCGCCGTTCATCGGCACCGACGAGGCACTAGCCCACCTCCGCGCCAGTGGGGTCATTAGCGGCCCCGTGGACCTCGAGCAGCTGCGGTGGCTGTGCATGGTCGCCTCCGACGCTGTCGAACGTGACCTTGACCGCACCATCGCCCGCCGCACCGAAACCGACGTCTTCAACGGCGGCGACTATCAACACCTGCTGGATTACCGGCCCGTCATTTCCATCACGTCGGTCACCGAATCGGGCACCTTGCTCACAGCTTCCGACTACGTCCTCAACGCCAGGCTGGGGATTCTCTACCGCGGCGGCACCACCAGCCCCCGCACTTTCACCTGGGGTCGGCAGAACGTCACCGCTGTCTACGTCGCCGGCCTCCTCGACCCTCCACGGGTCGCCCGCAAGGTCGCCCTCAATGGAGTCGAGCGGATGTGGCAGTCCAGCCAGCAGACCTCCCATCCGATGCTCGAGGACGTGTCCGCCACTGAGGCGATCTTCGCTGCGGCTGGCACGCTAACCCCCCTCGAGCTTGGCGCGTACAACGCGCTGCGATCTCCACCAGGCACCGCGTGAGCACCGTTCCTGCGGTGAAGGCCGCGTTGAGGTCGTTGTTCATCGCAGCCCTTCCAGGCGTCCAGGTGATCTACGGGCCGCGTGGCAATGTCACGATCACGGAAGACAGCATCGTCGAGGTTGGCGGTGCGGTCGGCACCGTCGGTGTTGCGTCGCTGAACTTGCGCGAGGCCGAGGAGTATCTCGTCCAGGTGACTGTTTCGGTGACGATCTCGTCGGGCACCCAGCAGGCCGCCACCGAAGCAGCCGACGCGCTGTGGACCGCGGCGAAGGCGGTGATCCGCAACCCGCCCGGCGGGTCGCTCAGCGTGTCCGGGGTGACCTCTATCCAGCCGGTCGGCGAGTTCGAGCTCACCGAAACCCCGAGCCCCGACGGCCCCAACACGGCGATCCGGTTCGGGGTTCATGTTTTGGCGCAGTCATAAGAAACCGAGGAGATCATGGCGCTTCCCGCACTTAAACAGATCGTGACGACTGGGACGGTCAGCTCGATGACGGTGCCACTGGCCTCCGAGACGATCCAAGCCACCGACGACCTGATCCTGCATTTGAAGACGACCGGCAC